TCAGCCGAGCGGTGCGCCGCGGTCGCGCATGAACGGCACGGGGTCGATCTGAGTACCGGTCCTGGTGCCGTCCTGGTAGACCTCGAAGTGCAGATGGCAGCCGGTGGACGCGCCGGTGGTGCCCGACCAGCCGATCTGCTGCCCGGTCGAGACCGACTGCCCGTTGCCCACGAGGATCTGGTCGAGGTGCGCATACCCGGTCTGATACCGGCCGTCGTGCTTGATCCGCACGAAGTTGCCGAAGGTGCCGTTCACACCCGAGTAGGTGACCTGGCCACTCGACACGGCGTAGACGGGCGCCCGGCAGCCGGTGCCGATGTCGGTGCCGCGGTGGAATGCCGACGTGCAGCCGCCCGGCGTGCAGAACGGGGTGCGCGGGCCGAACACATCGGTGATGCGCCCGGCCGCCGGCTTGACCCACGTGACGCAGAGGTCGCCCCGCGCCGCGACCTCGCTCACCGACGGCTGGCCGCCGAGCACGACCCGCGCGGCGGGCCTGAGCGTGGTCAGCGAATCCGCCGTCGACTTCGGCATGCACTCGTATCGCACGAGGTAGAGCGGCGCGCGGACCTGCCCGGCGAGCGCGGCGCCGGCCAAGGCATCGGCGAAGTCGAAACCGGTGGCGATGAATGCGGCATCGACCGTACGCCCGCCGTAGACGGCGTCGTTGAGGGCGACCGCCGTTGCGAATCGGTCATCGCCGGCGTCCCGCCGCACGAGGAAGCCCTCGGCGACGAGCTGGCGCTCGATCGCGGCGCTCACGGCGTTCTCGTTGCCCGCGATGCGGACGGTGCGGACCTCGAGCGCCTTGAGGCCGGCCAGTGTCTCCGGTCGGACCGAGTCCTGAATACCGTCGACGAGGTAGACGGGCGCGCCCATCGAGCCGGCGACGGCCGAGGCTGCGAGCGCATCCGGGAACCCGCGCCCGGTGGCGATGAACGCCGTGTCGCTCCATTCGAACGCGTCCTGGTTGAGCTGCTCCGCGGTCGCGAACCGGTCGGTGCCGCCCAGACGGTCGACCCAGGGTGCGACGCCCGCCTGGCGCTGGAGTTCGGCCAGCTGACCGAGCACCGCCTCAGACACGCTCGGCGTGTCGCCGGCCACGACGATCCGTTCGGGCGCGAGCCGCTTGATCTCGTCGGCCACCACCTGGGGCAGCGCATCCGTGTTCGTCAGCAGCAGCGGACCGCCCGACCAGGCCGCGGCCGCCGCGGCGGAGAGCGCGTCGGGGAAGTTCCACGCTGTGGCGACATAGACCACCGGGACTCCCGGCGAGAACGTCTTCGAGACCGCCACCGCGGTCTCGAAGCGGTTCGCTCCGGCGAGCCGGGAGCTCCCGGGTTGGATGGGAGCGATCGCCGTACGGGCCTCGGTCGCCAGCTGAACTGCCGTGGCCGCGGCCTCGGCGACGTCGGCGCGAGCCCCGGCATCGACCTCGATCGCGGACGCGGCCGTGCCGCCTCCGGCGACGAGCGCCATCGCGAGCGCCGCCACCGTGCCGAACCGCGTCATCCGACGCATGCGATGCCACCTCTCGCCCCCGAACGGCCGCAATTCGACCGCGGCCCACCGTGCTTTCGCACCATGAAGTGTAGGGCCGTCTCCGATGCTCGCACGAACTCCCCCACGCGGCCGCCGCCGCGCCGCATCCGAACGCGCGAAACGCCGCGGCGATGACGTAACTGCCGATATATCGATCGACTTCCGCGGGTCCGATCGACGGCCCTATGGTTCATATCGGCGGCCTCGCTCGAACCTCCGGTCAATGACCAGACATCAGCGACCAACTCGGGCGAGGTCGTCTCCCACGTCTCAACGAGCGACCGTTCCGACCGGCTGTCGAATGGCCGTTCACGTGCGCGGCGTCGTCTTTCGAGTGATATATCGATTGGCCTTCCGCGGCGCCGAGGCGCAAGCCTCTGGCCCATGCAGACGGCCTCGCCCGGCCGCCAGCGAAGGCCCAGACCTCCTGCGACCAAGCGGGGCGAGGTCGCCCATGCGTCCCTACGTGGCTCACGCACCCACCACGTCGCGGTACCGCGACGGCCGGGGCGGGCTCCGTCAAGCGCCGACTCACGTACCCTGAAACCGGCCGCGATCCACGCGAACCGACGAAAGGCTCCCCGTGAACATCACCCTGCTTCGGCGGTTCGTCGCAGTCGCCGAGGAGTTGCATTTCCCGCGTGCCGCGGACGCCCTCGGCATCCCGCTCGCCTCGCTGTACTCGTCGATCGAGAAACTCGAGGCCGAGATCGGGCAGCCGCTCTTCACCCGGCACGGCGAGACTCAGCTCACCAGAGTCGGCGAACTCTTCCTCGACGAGGCCAGAGCCGAGATCGCCGCGGCACCCGCTCCCGCCGAAAAACCCGTGGCGAAGGCCGGCGGCAAGGCGAAAGCCTCCAAGGGCAAGGGCCGTGCCCCCATCGTCAAAGGGCAGCCGAAGCCGTACAAGAAGCGCCAGGGCCGCTGACCCGGTCAGACGTTGAAGCGGAACTATTTCGGGAAGATTGCCCAAGAAAGTCAGGTCAAGAAATACCAGGTCAGCGAGTGATTCACCTGTCGGCTGAAGTTGGCTGGGATAGCCGCGCACTGTTGATCTTGCGGACTAAGTGCGGACTAGCGACGCTTCCGCCAGGCACGATCGACGCGACTGGGAAGAGCCCACGGGTCGGGCGTCCTCGTTACGTGTTCGCGCACGTCGGATAAGAAGAACCGCCAGCGGCGACCGATTTTGAAGCCCGGGATATCTCCGGAGGCTGCGTATGAGTAGACCGTCGTCAAGTGAACACCGAGAAAGTCCGCGACCGTCTTTGCGTCGACGGCCGTCTCATCGGGTCTGCTCACGGCGTCCGCCTTCTGCGAGGGACGGAGGTGACTGGTCTGGTTTGGGTTGGGTGAGGTGCGCGCGGACGTCGGATAGGTAGAAGCGCCACTTGTTGCCTAGCTTGAAAGCTGGAACTTGTCTTGTCTTCGCATAGACGCGCACCGTCTGCTCTGTGATGCCGAGGTATGCGGCGAGCTCCGTCACCCCGACCGGCTCTTCGCCGATACGAGCGGGACCGACCGGTGGGTAGCTGTCCCGGTGATACAAGCCGGCGGACGTGATCCTGTCACCCATGGACGCTCAGGTTACGCGCACTGGTCAAAGCCCGCGTCCGTGAGATCGCCTTGCGCTGGCAAGCATCGGTGCTCAGCATGAATGACAGAAAGACGCCCCCTCCGTCGTTGGAGGGGGCGTCTTTTCGGGGGGCTGGGGTCTTCCTTGCCCCATTAGACCGATTCGTGTCTCCTTGGGCAGGATGGTACGCGCGTGCTGACTGGGCAAGCAATGATTGTTCCCCAGTTCGTGACGAATGGCTCACCTCGTGCGTGTACTGCGGTGGCGGGTATCCCGCAGAAGTGGCCCCCTCCCTGGTGAGGGAGGGGGCCAGCCCCATATGGATACCTATTCAATTGTCAGAGTTCGGCGAGGGGTTTGTCTGCCGGTCTCGCCGAGCTCTCACGAATAACGGCCCTCCGGAGCCCTACTTCCGGTGAGATCATTCGCGGTCAAAACGTATCAGAATGGTTGTCGGTTCGACAATCCAATTCCACATTTGCACTACCTGTGGAAACGTTCCCCGCGTGGCACGCTGCTGGTCGCGCCCACGGACGCGTTCAGGGATGCCCCCTGGGTTGCGGCGACTGCAGGATCGATACGCTCCGCCCATGAGGCGCATCTACACCAGTTTGAGCATCGTCGCGGCAACCCTCGCTCTCGCGGGATGCGCCACCCCCTCGCCCTCATTGACGCCCAGCAACCCAAAGCGTCGCAGCCCAAGGGAGACCTGAACACCCACGCGTGCCGCGACTTCGAAGAGGAAGCCGGGAGGATAGCGCGGGACGTCTTGGAGTTCTGGGCAGGTGACGAGGAGGAGTCGAGCGGCGAGATCCTGGATGACGCTGGTCGCGAGTTCCAAGAGCTGGCCGCGGAATCGTCGGGGCCGGTATCAAAACCTGAACAAGCTCGCGACATACGTGAGTGCGAACCCACTAGTCATGGAAAGCACGCTACCTGAGGAGTACTTCGAACATCTCGATGCGGTTCGTGCCGCGTGCGCCGAAGAAGGCGTCGAGATTCAATTGGAGAGGTGGCACTGAGCCGGCCACGAACGATTAGCACCCGGCGGCGTCAGAGCTCAGATGACCCGCCGGGCGGCAGCCGGTGCCCGGCTGCGACTGGCAATTCTAGAGGCGTAGCCGTGGGGGCACGCTGGGTCATCGCCCTAGCCCTGGTGATAGCGAGACGCCCTCGTTGCATGGGTAGGGGGCTCACTCGCTGAAGGATCGAAAGTATTGGGGAGCCCGACAAGACGAGGGGTTGATGGGTGCCCATCCTGTCGGGCTCTCACGGACGTGCGCTCTAGAGTCCACGCATGAGACCCGTCCGCGGTCAATAAGGTAGCACATTGTCGGTCCAGCGCTCTAGTGCCAACATGCCGGGAGGGCGCGATGACACCAGTGGTGCTGGCCCCGGCCGAAGGCTCAAGGGTTTGGGGCGGCACAGAAGAGGCCCCCTCCGCATGTCCTTGGAGGGGGCCTGGCCCTGCAAAAGGCCGACGTCCGGTGTGATGAAGTACCGGACGTGAACGAAGGCCCCCCGACTCTCCCCGACGAGGACCCTTCGCAGGTCATGGTATTGATTTGTCGAGACGACAACAATATGTGGCGTTCATGGGGCGTCATATTGTCTCGCCCTCGCAGCACGTGGCTGTGTGGGCAAAAGAAGCGAAGGACCCCCTCGGAAACTCTGCCTGCCCTGAGGGGGTCCTCCACTGGATGACTGGGAGCATCCAACTGACACCGTAGAGACAAGCCCTCAGCGCGCCACCAGGTCATTTACCTAGCCGACGGTAAACAGCGAAGGCCCCCTCCCTTGTAAGGGAGGGGGCCGTTTCACCTGAAGGAACGCAACACTCAGGGCGAAGCACCGGATCCTGAGCATCTACGGGGTTGTCCTGAATCCCCATTCTCAACAACCTCGCACCGTCATGGTACCCGATTGTCAAATTAACATCAACGCCGGAATGCACTTAGGGACAGATGGTCATACTGGACCAATGAACACGAAAGACCCCTCCTGGCAAGGAGGGGTCTTTCGTCGCAGTTCCCCGCTACTAGGCGAAGTTCACGAGTTCGGGTTGATTGATGACGGGCGCACCCTCATCACGAAGATGCATTGGCACTCGCACTGGACGGTTCATTACGGCAAGGAAATCCAAGAACATGCCCACGGTGGCCATCGCCCCTGGCTGTCGGTCATCCGAGGCCATATCCTCGGCCGACGCGGGATCAATTGCGCCCGCCTCGTTGATGAACGTCACTCGCCGGACACGGCCGTCGGTGTCCTTCACGAATGCTGTGGCGTATCCACCAACTGCCTCGATCCGTCGGAAGAGAACGGGCAGCCGCTCCTCGCCTAGAGCCACTACGACTGGTAGTTCGCCGTCATCGTTCACGGCGTCGAGGTCACGGTCCGCGAAAGCCCCAACCGTGAGGTGGTACTGAATTTCGAGTCGAAACTCATCCAGTCGTGCGGTGATCTCAGTCATCGCCATTCCCCCTCATGTCTCGAATTCTACGACCATACTCTTCGAATTGAGCGGTAGCCACTGGGTATGCCGCCTCAACATCGGCGACGCTCTCAAGACGATGAATGCTACGTGCGGCGGCGTCCGAGTCCGGCGGATGCATGTGGCAGTGACCGTGGCAGCAATCAATCCGTGCGATGGTCTGCCACTGATCCGCCCAGTCAGGCACTTGCAGGAGCAAAACGAAGTCGACTGTCCTGCCATGATGCCGCCAAAGTCGATGGTCAATCCGCACCGTGTACTGATCATCTAACGAAACGAAGAACGTCTTCTCGTGGCACTCTGCTCGTGGCGGCGGAACGTATTGGCCTCGTTCGATGTTCTGCTGCGTCTGCTGCTCGAACTGCTTCCGCGCGCGCCGCTCCGCCGAACGTTGCTGTTGTTCGCGACGCGGTGGTGGCATGCCCAAATGATAGAACCCACGTGCCAGCAATTTGCTGTCACTTGTGGCCCGCGTGTCGCAGGCTAAGCGTCCTCCCTTCCCCGTCACGGAAGGGAAGCACGCAGATCTAGCTTCGCCGCGTGTTCGCGGCGGCGAGCGTGCCGACCGGGATGCCCAGGTAGGCGAGCACCGCGAGGCCCGCGATGAGCCAGCTGGGTTGGCCGAGTTGGAGGGCGGAGTAGCCGACTTGGATGGCTCCGGCGGTGATGAGCAGGATCACGTAGGTGCCGTAGATGAGTTTGCGGGCGAGGGCGTTGGTGATGATCACGCCGATGTCGGTGGGGGTGGGTGTGTTGGTCATGGTGTGTTCTCCTGTCGTGGTTTGAGTGCCGCGGGCCATTCCGGTGGCGGTGGGGGTTTCCCGGCGTAGATGTGTTCGCGGAGTTCGATGGCGTGGTCTTTGAGGAGGTCGCGTTCGCCGCGGATGATGCCGCATTCCTTCTCGATGCGTTCGAGGCGTTCGTCCTGTTCGGCGGCGCGGGTTTCGGCGGCTTGGATGTAGAACTGGCGTTCCTCTTGGAGCTGGTCGATGAGGGCTTGCGCGTCGGTCTTCTCGGCGATGACCATCGTTGCTGCGGCCTGGGTGGCTGCGGTGGTGCGTTGGGTTCTCGCCGCGAGGAGATGGCCCAGCACACCGCCCGCGGCCATCAATGCGGACGCGACCAGGCCGACGATGCCGGCGAACATCCATTCAGGCATCCGGCTTCCCCTGCTCTAACTTGCCTGGGTTCGGACGGGCTCCCAGTTCTGCCCGGCCACCCGCTGCGCGTCCGCGCGGGTGATCTCGGTCGGTGTGAGGGCCACGAGCTGGCCGTCGACTTGGGCGTAGCCGCCGTGGTCGTCCCGGAGGAATCGTTCAACGGTCTTGCCGCCCTTCGTTACCCGCACCGGGCGCCCATCGGCCCACACCTTGACCCGGTCCGGGTAGTCGATGACGGTGCCGTTGGATCGCACCTGCTGGGTGCTGCCGGCTTCGAGTTCGAACACGTTCTCAACGAACGCGCCGTACGCGGGGTGCCCGCCGGCCGCGTCAATGGTTCGGAAGAACTCCAGGGTGGTTTGCGGCTGCCAATGCTCAGCAGATGCGATGAGGATGTCACCGCCCTCTTTGAGGTCAGCCCAGACCACTGCCCGTTCTTTCGGGTCGGCGGGCAGCGGGTACACCGTCTCCGCGTCCACCAGCGCCGCTCGCTGCGCGGCCGACTCCGGGATCGTTCGGGATACGCCGGCGTCGAAGATGGCGCGGCGGCGATTCTCGCGCCGGTCCACGTCGATGGAGTACTCCAGCCGGGCCGCGAGGGCGGCGTTCTGGTTGATGATGGTTTGCAGCTTCGGGAGGATGTTCTGATCGATGCGTTCACCGATGAGCTCGTTCCTCGCGGCTTCGTCGTACATGTCGTCCTCCGGTATCGGGTCGTAGTCGTCGCCAGCCGTGGAGCTGGACATGTAGTCGAGCGGGTCCACGGCGGTCCCGTTCGCGAGGTGGTATTCCTGGTGGCAGTGCACGAACCATCCGGCGATGGATCCCCAGGGGCCGCCGGTGCGTCCCATGGTGCCGATGTGCTCGCCCTGTTCCACGCGCCGCCCGTTGTTGCCGAAGAACGTCTCGGCGTGGGCGATCAGCGACCAGGTGTCGTCGTCGTGGCGGATGATGCAACGGTTGCCGTAGGTGCCCACCCACGCCCAACTGATCCACCCAGCCGCCGGGGCGTACAGCTCCTTCCCGCCACCCCAACCGATGTCGATACCGACGTGCGGGAAGCTGCGGCCCGCGTCCTCACCGTGCCGGGTGTTGATGTTGCCTCGCGCCGCTTTGATCAGCCGAACCATGACATCTCCTTGCTCTCACCGGCGGGGCTTCGCGCCGATCTCGACAGTCGTCTCCCGGTTCTCCCACTCCACGTACGGGGTGAGGTCAACGTAGGTAACGGGCCAGGTTTCGGTGTTGTTGTCGACGTAGCGGCGTAGGTACACGCCCATGCCTTCACGGATGGGGTAGGTCATGCCGACGCAGCGGATCACTTCGGGGTAGATCGTGGTGCCGCGGTACGGGACTGGGTTGTTCATGTCGGTGATTCCGCGGAGCGGGTCGTACACGTACACGTTGTCGCCGACGTTCACGTCCCGGCCGATGTCGTATTCCAGGCTGCCGAGCGTGATCTGGCGTCGAGCGGTGTTGAACCGGCCGTACTGTGCCGCGGCGAACGCCGGGCCGGAGCTGGTCGGGGTGTCACCGAAGTCCTCGATCACCCGGTCGATGAACGCATACTGTCCGTCAGGCGCACGGTACGGGGTGTCCGCCGTTGCGATACTGCCGTCCGCGATGGACGCTGTGGGTGATCCTTCGGTGCCGGTGAAGTACACCACCCGCCGGCTCCAGTCCTCCAGATCGCGAGACTCGTCCAAGTCACCGACCACACCGATCGTGGCCGGGTCACGGCCCGCGAGGCCCCGGTCACGGACAATCGTCGCGACCGGGACTGCACGGAACAGGTCGGCAGGTAGCCCGAAGTCGAGTGTGAACTGGTTCGTGACCCGCCACTCCGCACCGAACCGTTCCGCGAGGTCGTCGATCACTTCCCGTGGAACAGTCCGGAAGAAGTTCTTCGGATAGGTGCCCGGGATTGTTGAGGTAACTCCCGCCGTCAGGCCATGGGTGAGACTGACGAGCTGATTGCGCCAGTCCGCGAACGAGCCGGTCCCTGGGGTGCCCAGGACTCCAAGTGAGCGTCCCTTTCCCTCGTGGTCGCCAAGCCAAGAGTTGACACCAACCCCGGCCAGTGCGAACTCCGAAGGCTGGGACCGGTACACGCCCACGAATCGAGCGTTGGCGAGCATCTCATCGTCGGTCACAGCCAGCGGGTCCATCGGGGTCGGGGTGACCACCACATGCCCGAGCCCGACCCCGCGGCGTCGAACGTCGACCTGGGACAGGACACCGGAGCGACGCACGCCGGACACGAGGTGGAGCTCGAACCCGCCGGTGCCCATGAGCTTCTCGGTGATCATCTGGCGACCACCGTCTGCTTGTCGCTGCCTGCGGACATGTAATCCCTCACAAGGTCGGCCAGCTCGGACAGGGTGCCGGGTGCCGAGACCAGCCCGAGACAGAAGTCCCACCGGTCGACGGCGATCACGGCCGACTCGTACGGGTGCACGGTGCCCGACCCGTAGAACACATGATCGATGGTGTACGGGGCACCAATGACGGCCGCGTCGACGGTGGTCGCGTCGAACCGAGTCGAGGGCGACGAATGCGCCTCACCGGTCCACGCGTGAATGAACCCGCCCGTGTCGGATGTGCTGCCATCGAAGTAGGCCGTGGCGACGGTTCCCGGTTCGGGTTGCGTGCCGGTGACATCGAGCGTCTGCCCCGCCGCCCAGGTCGCAAACCCGCCGACCGCGCCGACGGACGCGCGAACAGCGCCCGACGGAACGACGATCGCGTTCAGGTTCAACCGCGCCCACGTGTTGGCGTTCACCGCAACCGCGGAAGAGATCAACGCACCACCGACTTGGTTGCCCGAGGCGTCGTAGAACACGACCCTCAGGGACAGGTCACGGCTCACTGACGGACGTGCATACACCGAGAACGAGTCGGTGGTTCCAGCGACCACCGGAATCACGCCAGCGCCCTGATGCGCAGCCCCGAACGAGGAGCCTGAGTGGGCGGCGGCAGCGGTCACCCGGTACCACGCAGTAATGGACCCGATCGGGCCGACACCGGTTTGACGGCCGGTCGCGGTCCCCGCACCGATCATCGACCACCCGGTCGCGTTGGTCGCGAGCCTAGGGTTCGAGGAGAGGTTCTTCGCCGCGACCGCTCCCGGCAGCGCGAGCCCGCCGGGAACCGGGACCGCGTCAGCGAAGCCAGCGGCCACAGCCGGTTTGTTTGCGCCCAACACGGTGCGGGCGTGCCGGACACTGATGAACCGGTGCCCACGCCGGAGCGCGATATCAATCACGATCGGATCGTCCGGCGACGCGGTGAACGTAGTCGTAAACCGCAACACCGCTTCTTCTGGTGAGTTGCGCAGCACGGTGATCGTGTGCGGGCTGCGCAACGCCGAGTGCGGATTCCCGCCGAACAGGTCAACACTCCACCCCGGCCCCCAGGTGGACCCGTCCCACGCTTGCAGCGTCAGGTCAAACAATGAACCGAGCTGTGTTGTGACTCGGAGCAACCCGTTGGACAGTTCCCAGTCACGCGGAAGATTCGGGATCTGCCGGCCAACCGCGGTCCGCAACGGATCACCAACCTTGACGGTGACCGCACCGTCATAGAAGCGGGCAGGTTCGACCGTGTACGACGCCAACGGGGCGTCCTGCGTTTCGTACAGCAGGACCTCACCGGTCGCGGACGGTCGAGCCTCAACGTTCACTGGGCTGATGTACACGTTCAGGTCCGGGACGTAAATCGCGAACGACTTACACGCCCCCGGCACGCCACGCCGATCCAACCGCGTCAATCCACGCGAGTTCTGCCGCGTCGCCCCAGTGGACACTACTTCGATGAGTGGGCTGGCGTATCCCTGCACCCGGTCAAGCTCGACACTGAAGTTCCAGAGGCCTTCCTCGTGGTCAAGTTCATCCCACGACACCCGGGCAACTTCGTGGTAGCCGTCAACCTCTGGGTGTTCGTCCCACACAACTGGCACGAACGACTCGTCCGGCGAATCGACGTACCCGAGAAGCTGTTGCCGGAGTGCGCGCGCGGCTTCGTCATCGGAGTACGACGTCACCCCTGAGATGGACACGCGGGAGCTGTTGGCGGTGAATGATTGCACTTCTCCGGAGAGAAGTTCCACCCCGAAGCGTCCGATCTGCAAGCTCATCCTCGTATCCGTTTCTCCCGTAGCACGGCGTCGAGCACGGCGCCGGATGATTTGTTGAGTGCATCTCGCAGGATGGTGAGGAATTCCCACTCACCTATATGGATGTCGATGTTTGGTATCGCGGCATCTGTTCCGCCTCCGCCGAGCTGCTGTAGCACGGTCGGGGACAGCGGGAGCACAGCTTCGTCGTATCGGCCTTCACCGATGTTCGCCACAATGCCGCCCGGGCGACGAGAAACCACCGCGCCGGCAGCAAGCTTCGGGATGGTGCCGACCTTGAGGTTCACGCCAATCGCACCACCGACGACACCCGCGACACCGTTGATCCCGTTGATGACGCCGTTCACGGCACCGATGATCCCGTTGATCACGTTCCGAATGACTGAGACGACGCCTTCGAACGCGCCCCGAACGATTCCCGCTATGGCGTTGAACACCGATCCGAACACGCTTTGAACGTTCTGAATCGTGCCAATGATTGCGTCCCAGATCCCGGTGAAGAACGCCACGATCCCGTTCCAGAGCCCGTTCCACCAGCCAGAGATCGCGGACCCGACAGCCACGATGATGGCGAACACCATGTTGATGTACGCCGTGACGAACCCGACGATGTTGCCCCACACCTGACCGATGAAATTGCCGATGCCGCTCCAGAGCCCGTTCCACCAGCCGGCGATCGCCCCACCCACGGCGGTGAGGCCGGCCCAGAGCATCGTGAAGAACCCGGTCACGGCGGTGACGATGTTGGTCCAGACCGACACGATCCATTCCCAGACGCTGGTCCAGAGCCCGTTCCACCAACCCAGGAACCCGTCCATGACCGCGGTGAACCAGGTGACGAATCCGTTCCACACGGTGGTGAGCCATGCGACTACGGTGTCCCAGTTCATCGCGAGCGCGACGATCGCGGCGACCAGCAACCCGATACCGATCACGATCCACGTCATGGGGTTGGCGAGCAACGCGACCGTGAAGTTCCACGTCGCGACCACCGCCGCCCAGATCGCCGGCGCGAGTGCAGTCAGTAGCGCCGCGCCCAACCCGGCGATCACCGGAATGAAGATCTTTGAGTTGGCGATGAAGGCGCTGAAGATCGTGAGCAGGCCGGTGAGGGCTGGTTTGACGAAGTTGATCGCGCCGGTGAGTCCGCTGACAATCGTGGCGTTCAGGTTGCCGACCGCGCCTTCCATGGTTTCGGTGGACTTCGCGGCCTCCACCGCGACGGGCTGGGTGCCGAGGTTCAGAAGCGCGTTGTTGAACTCGTCGGCGGTGATTTCGCCCTTCTCCATCGCTTCCCGGAAGTTCCCGGTGTACGCACCGGCCTGCAAGAGGGCGTCCTGGAGCTGCCCGGACGCGCCCGGGATGGCGTCGGCGAGCTGGTTCCAGTTCTCGGTCGTGAGCTTGCCCGCACCAGCGGTCTGGGTCAGCATCATCGCCACCGACGAGAACGTGGCCTGGTTCCCGCCCGCGACCGCGTTCAAGTTCCCGGCAGCTTCGGTGAGCTTGTCGTAGTCCTTGACCCCGTTCGCGGCGAGCTGCGCGGTGGTGTTCTGCACAGTCGCGAGGTCGTAGACGGTGGAGTCCGCGTACGCCTTCGTCGACTTCTGCAACCGGTCGATCGTTGACGTGTCCACGTCAGCGAACTGCAACGTTTGCGCAAACTTCTGCGTCGCGTCCGACGCCGCAACTGCGTCACCCACGAGATCCCCGACGCTCTGCGCCGCGGACGACGCCAACGTGGCGACCAATCCGCCGACGGCACCCGCGAGAGCGAATCCCTTCGTGTACCCGGCGCCGGTCTTCATCCCGAGCTCACGCCCAACCTTGTCGGTATCGACGTCGCCGAGCTGCTTGGCGATATCCCCCTGGACGCCCGGCATCCTGGCGTAGAGGGCGAGGTACGCGGAGGCGATCTCGGTCGACATTGGATGCCTCCTGGCGCGCTATTAGGTTGTGGTTCGACGGCGTTGCCTGGCTTCCCACGCGGCCGCGCGGGTCGACTGCTTCGCTTGCTCGGCTTGTGTCTCGTGCGCATACGGCGGGGCCTTCTGCACGGTGGGCGGCTTCGTTCCAGCTGCGCCGTCTTTGGTCTTCCGCCAATCAAGAACCCGGAGCCGGAACTCGATCAGGTTCAGCAGATGCGCTTCCGCGGACCACGCTCGGGGACCACCCACGGCCTGCCACAGTGCGCAACCGTCTGGGAGGAACGCCACCAGGTCAGCAAGTTCAAGCGCGCCGAGCTCAGCACGGGCCGTGGCCAGGCGGATGCCGTAGGCGGCTTGGAGCGACGCTCGCAGTGCGCCCTCGTGGTCATGGAGGGCGTACGCGAGCGTCAGGAGTTTGGGTTGAGTGCTCCGAACAGTTCCAAGACGTAATCAAACCCAGCCTGCACCGGTACCCGCCCGTTGTCGCCGCGGAGCCCGTCCATCACCGTCCTGTATCCGTCGTCGCCGACGAGCCGCCGCAGGATCAACGGCAGCCGGCCCCGGTCGGTCTGGTCACCGAACTGGACACGGCCGAGCTCCTCAACGAGTTCGAAGTCATCGAGGGCCTCGTCAGGGACCATGACGGTCACACCGCGGCAGGTCACTTCCTTCCCACCATCCACCGGCACAACGCTCGGCTTCTCGGTCTTCGGCTGATGGTCCTGCGGCTTCCGGGGCGCGGTCATGGTGAGGACTCCTATTCGGGGTAGTGGAAACGAGGGATGAGGGTGGGGCGATCCCCCTTTGGGTGATCGCCCCACCTCAGTCATCGGCGATTAGGGCGTCGCGACGACCGTGGCCGCGGGCGAAGTGCCGCCCGTCAGTGCGCTGCCGTTCGCGGTCACCGCCACTGGCGCGAGGAACGTAATCGCAATCGGGGTCGTCCCCGATGCGGTGACACCGGATACGCCGGTCACGCCCGAGAGCGCGTTGATCGCAGCGGCCACCGCGGCAGCGTTCGCGTTGTACGCAATCGGCGCGGTGGCAGAACCGTTCACCGAAAGCGTGTACGTGCCACCTGTCGGGGAACCGCTGATCGTCAGGTTCCACACCGTGTCAAGCGTTGCGCCGGCGCCCTCGTAGGAGATGTAGTCGCCAATGATCTCGCCGATGAATGGGAACCCTGCGATGTCGTTGTTGACGAACACCCGGTCACCGTCCGCGACGATTTCGAGCCGGTCGATGCAGAGACGCTCCTTCACGGTGATGTTGTCCGCGTCGAACACGTCGACCACAGCCGCGCGGGCAGAGACCTTCTGCCCCGCACCACGCACAACCTTCCGGACCCCGCCCGTCACGGTGACGGACTTCTCGTCGTAGCGCAGACCCTTCGTTTGCGGCTTCGATTCGAGGGCAGTGAACGCGACCGTCGTCCCGGTCTCGGTCATCCGGGTGCGAACAACTCGGCCACCCTGATGGCCACGGATAACCTCCTTGGAGCCGGTCGCGGCCTCGGTAATGCCATCCGAGTGCAACCAGCCCACATCCTCGAACGAGGCGTGCAGCGCGCCATCGATCGCGGTCGGCAACGGCGTGCCGATCGGGGCCAGATAGATCGAGTCCAGGTCGGACCCAAAGATGCGTGCGTTCTCGGCGATCACAGTCATAGCTGATTCCTTCTGTTGAGTTGTGGCCGGCGTTCGTTGAACGCTGGGCGTGACTTAGCGGCCCGCGCGCACCATCAGCGCGACCGTGAACCGATACCTCGGAGTGTTCGTGTCCGGGTCCGGGGTTGAATGCAGGCCACTGATCTCAGTGGCAGCGCGCACGAGCGGCATCAGCGTGTACCGGTGTAGAAACGCTTCCCGGCATGCCGAGGCCAGCGCCCACGCCTCGGCCTCGCTTGCAGCCTCAGCATCGACGGTGATCTGAGCCTCTTCCAGGACCCGATTCAGTGCGGCACCACCCGTCCGGTAGACCCGCACGAAACTCGACGGACGGTCGGCGGGCACTCTTGTTCCGGCGTGCACGGGTGCGATCTGCGAACGGACGAACGCGACGGCTAAGGCTTCAGCGTCGGGGAAGCTCATCGTGCTGCGCCTAGCGCTCGTTGCAGCACCGCGTCCTCCGCCTGCCGTTTGGCTCCTTCATCGCCGTGCGTTTGGACGAAGGCGCGCGAGGTGTAGCGGTGCGGCTTCGTCACAACGGCGAACCCGTCGCCAGCGACCCTCGCGACGCGGGCAGCGCGCCGCGAGACCTCAGCTTGGACGGGCGCAGACCTGAGGGTCGCCTGGATGCCGCGCAGCTTGAGAATGACGATGACGTTTGCCATCAGCCTGACACCTTTCGGAGCGTGACGACGTTGCCCTCGTGGGTGGCGCCGTCGGGGTTGCGCCATCGGATGGTCTCGCCCTCGACCTCGTAGGTTTCCCCTTCCACGATGACTCGATCTCGTGGGCCGAACACAACCTCCGGAGGCAGGTACAGCTTCGGTTCGGTGATAACCCGGTCGTGTCCGGGGGTTCGGAGTTCAGAGGTTGATCCGGGATCGAAGGCGAGGATCGGTTTCGGGATCGGCTGCTGCCAACCATCTCTCGGGTTGCCGTGCGTGTCTTCGGCGCCTGGGTTGTACGCGGCGTGCATCACGGTTTCGCTCATGGTCGCTGCACGATCATGTGGCTGGATCGGGGCGCCCGGAACAGTTTGGCGGTGTTGACGTCCTCCGGGGACAGCATCACCTGCCCGCCGACTGCCCAGGTTGCGAATGTCCCCGACTCGGTGAACGGCCCGGTCCCCTTCGAAAACTGCGCCATGCCGACCGTGGCTCGCGGATCGACTTTGAGCACGCGGGCGACGATTTCGGCGACCGTGACCCGCACGATCTCGGGCACTTCAGTTGCGCCGTGCGTGTAGTGCACACGCACGAACTCGTGCGATCGCCGATGGACGGTCAGCACTTGCCCGTGTCGGACGAACTCCACCGCCGTCCCACAGTCGTCCGTGACGGACTCGACTGAGATGACCGGTGACTGGGCAAGACGGACGTCGCCGCCGTTGACCTTCATCCGGACGGTCGATTCGCCTGGGGTGAAGAGCTGCCCGGAAGACGCCCGAAACAGTTCGGACGCTTTCACGAGCATGCTTTGTACGCGCGGCTCTTCCTGGGGGGTGAGGGCACGGCCGAGTGCCTCTCTCACATCGACGTGGGATGCGAGTGTGGGTATCGTCAAGTGCCCTCACCCCTTTCAGTTGGTTAGGAGACCGAGACCGACGGCGAGGAGCCGCCCGTCAGGCCGGCGCCGGAAGCGGTCACCGAGACGCGCTCGTTGAAGACGACCGTCTTCGTAGTCGTCCCCGTGACCTTCGCGTCGGACACGCCGGTGAGCTCGTTGATCTCGGCCTGGATGGTCGCGTTCGTCGCGTTGTAAGCGATCGCGTCAGTGGTCTGCCCATCCACGGTGAGCGTGAACGTGCCACCCGTAGGCGCGCCAGTGATCTGGAAGTTCCACGACGCCTTCTCGGAACCGCCCGCACCGAACGTGACCTTGATCGCACGCTGAAACTTCAGGACCGGCGCATCGTTCTCATCGCGAAGCATCGAGCCGTCCGGAAGAAACTCCGGGTCGGTGACGACACTCGCCCCCGCAAACGAGTGAACGACGGAACGGTCCTTCATCGTGAGCCCGTCGTAGTCCCACACCTGGGTGACCGCCAGGCCATTCCCGGCTGCAACACCACCACCCTTGGACGCGCCCTGCGGTACCACCGGGGCAACATTGGCAATCGCGATCGCGGTCTCATGCACGAAGTACGACTCGGCGGGGTCCAGCGCGTCGACCTCGACAATGACGAAGCCGGCGAGCTTGCCCACGACGCCCTCGCGAACCGCCTCGGGAAGCCCGGAGGTGTCCACGTCGAGCAGCTTGTCGTACGACGCAATCGCTTCGGACACGTCCGCGCCGACCAGCCAGTATCGACCGGTGGACGGCCAGTGGGCCTTCTGCGCGAGCTTCCGCGCCTTGATCGCGACCTTCCGAGGGTCTCTCTCCGGAGCGGTCTCCACTGCGTTCGGGTTGAAGGTCACACCGAGCACGAACGATGCCGCGCGCAGCGCCCCGACGATGAGGTTCTCGAACCATTCGAGGATGGCGCGGACCTGCGGGGCCTGGACGTCACGCACGTAGTCGATTTCGTCCAGCGTCTCCTCCTCTGGCTGGAGGTGGACGGCGCTGTACGGGTGCTTGTTCAACGCGACCTGGATCTTCGACTGCGCGAGCCGGTCGACGGTGATCTGGTCGTCGCCGCGCCAGTTCTTCTCACGAGCGACGAGCACAGCGGGACGCTTGATGTTGACGACGTCCCCCTCTGCCCCCTTGAAGTCGGCGATGCCGAACTTGTAGGTGAAGAGCGAGGGTGCCTTGACCTCTTTGCGAAGCAGGGCAAGCGCGGTCTGCGCAAGCTTCTGCCCCTTTACGAAAATATTCGCCACAATGGCTCCTTTGGATTTGGCCCGAGTACGTTCGTGATGAACGTCCTACGGGTGCGATTTAGCGGCCGGTTGCAGCCGCCACGATGTCGTCGGCGGACATGTCGCCAGCGCCGATTGCCGAGCCGGCAGCGCCCTGTCCATCAGCGTTTGGTGCCGCGGCGGGTGCAGGCAGGAGCGCGAGGATCTCGTCGGCGTGCGCCTCAAGTTCTTCGCGAGTGAGACCGCGGAGTGCGGTGGCCGGGATCTTGCGATCCTCGAACCCTTTCTCCTTCGCGATCTCTGCGCGGAGGGCCGTTGCGGCGTCCTTCGCGTCCCGTTCGGCGAGGGCCCTTTCGGCGGCCTCGGCGCGGGCGGTGAGCTTCTCCTGCTCGGTCTGGTTCGCGGCCTCGATCTCATCGAGCTTCTTCGCCTTATCAGCGTTTGCTTTGGCCTGCTCCTCGTTCTTGCGAGAGAGCGACTTCCACTTCGCGACTTCTTCGAGAGCGGCTGCGAGTGTGGCCTCCGGAGTGTCCGCTTCCGCGGCTGCCTTTGCGGCGGCCTCTTCAGCAGCGATCTCTTCCGGTGTCTTCGGCATGGTTGTGATTCCCCGTTTCGGAGTTGGAAAGCAGCCCGTTGCGGGCCGCCCTGCCCGCAGAGATGGCGGGAAGTTCAGTTGAGGGCGGCGATGTCGGCCTTCGAAGTGAAGTGCTGATCACGCCAGGTCAGGACCGGCCCAAGCTCGCCATGCTCACGCGTCGCGATCAGGTCGAGGTAGTCCGAGCGGGTGTTTCGGCCGTCGAGCATCCGGGCACCCCGGTCGGTGCCGCCAAATTGTGCTTCAACGAGGCCGTGGATCTCTTCCAGGAGCGCAGGCTGAAGGGTTTCCTCTGGCTCATGGCTGAGCTCGACGGTGTCCATCCCGCAGTCACAACCGGGGTGAATCGGCATCAACTTCTCGGCAAGGTAGAGCTGTGTCGAGGCAATAACGCACAAGGCGCAGTGCTCCCGCCCGGTGAGGACGCGGCGCGTGAAGAGGAATCCGCGCGATACCGCCGACGCCCGAGCCTGCGTTGTCTTCGCAAGCTGGTGATCGGATGCGATGATCGAGTTCAATCGGGCGACGCTTGCCGACACTGCCTGTGCAAGCGTCGCGCCATCGGAGAGTGCTCTATATAGCGTCCCCGCGGGTCGGCGGTACACCTCCTCGGCCGGGACGCCACGAGCGGACGTGACGAGTTCCCGATTCACCGGTACCGGTGCGACGGCTTTACCTGTTCGAGCTGTTTCCAGCGCTGCGAGGTATGCGGCCGTGAGCTGCGCGGTCTGGATCTGTCCCGCCTGCGCCCGAGGGACAATCAGCGCCACCAGACGGTCCACGTCAGCGTCCCGCCACGACCCTGCCCCGCCCCAGACCGCCGCGGCGTACTCAAGCACCCGTGTACGGATGTCGCGGACGACGGTCTGGTAACCGGTGGTGATCTGTTCAGGTGTTGCCACCGTTGCCTACCAGGATCGCGGACTGGAGTTGCTCGATTGCACGGTCGGCTTCTTCCTGAGCAATCTCATCCGGTGACATGCCCCAAATGTGTTCATCGATCCATCGCTGTGATTTCCCGCCAGCTTTCGCCTGCGCAGCCGACGCCGCCTTCTCCGACAATGACACGTGTTCGGGCGGCTCCCACAACACCTGCACGGTGGAGCCGTCGTCCAGCCCGAGGATGCGCAGCGCAGCAAGGAGCGCACCCTCCATCGGCGCAGAGACCCGCGCGATGCGGTCCTTCGCCTTCTGAATCTCACCCTTGTGCACGTTCGCAGCCCCCGTGGCCGACTGATTCTGCCCATCCGGGATAAACACATCAATGGGCGACTGGGTGACGGCGGCGAAATCGCGAAGATCAGTCTTCTCGCCGTCAAGCAACGGCCGAATGTCGGTGTCCTGCGATTCCCAGACGTCGATACCCTCGGGCAGGTCCCACAAGGCTCCCGGCGCTGGTTCGAGAACCTTCGCCCAATCAATGTCGTTACCTTCCAGGTCTTGCTCCGGGAGACCGCCCTTCATGGCGCGCTGCTTGTACGCCTGCATCGCGGTAATGACGAGACGTTGCAGTTTGTCGAGGTTGATCCGGTCGATGACGTCGACGTGGGGTTCGAACTCCGCGACCCCGTTCGCGTTGACGAGCTCGAACACGGGCAGCGAACCCACGTACGTTTCGGGCTCGCCGTCTGTCTCCCACCCACCAGTGACGGTGCCGCGAATCGAGCCGCTCTCGGTCTTGGTCGAGCGCCTGTAACGTTGCCGTAGTCCGGGCACCCACACGTACGCGAAATCGGTGTCAAGGTCCTCGTCCCGCCACGCTTTTAGCGCTGCGCGTGACCGCCACGGCTGCACAGGGTCGGGCGCCGTGATGGTCTGTTCGGGCGGCTCAGATGTGATGATCGGCTCGCCGTCGCGGATGCCGGTGATCAGGTAGCCGTAGCTCGTGGAGAGCACGTTCCAGATCGCGTCGGCGAAGACCACAGCGAGCCGGTTGTCCCGCCACACCTTCCGCAATGCGCCCGCGGCCGGGTTCTCCGCCGAATCGCCCACGCGAACACCGTTCGGAATCACCCGCCCGGCAAGCGAGGAGCACAACAGGCCGCCCATGTCAGTGCGAGCCTTCTTCTGGAAGGCTTCCCATGACGCTTTGGTGTTCTTACCCATTTCCGGCATCGGCGCGTCGCCGGTCGAGTAGCGACGGTTCAGCAGAATGCGAGGCTGACGCTTGTCCAGCCGCTTCGCGAGCACGGCCAGCCATTCGTCGGGAGTGGCAGGCATCTCACTCCCTTCGGGTTAGTAGATGCGGCGGGCCGTTCCGCGCCGGCGGGATGTGATGCCTTTGCCTAGCGCGTCGTTGCCAGCGGCGAATGCGAATGCGGCTCCCCAGGCGGCGTCGATCTTCCCGTAGTCCTGGTTGTCGTCAGCTTTCTTCAACACGAACCCGGCCCGTCGCGGATCGCGCCTGGCGTTGAGGAAGTGTTGGATGAGGGTGGGATCGTCCTCGAAGGAAACCTCAATGGCGCGAATCGCGGAGTACAGCTGGTCGAACGTGTCGCACGTCCTCGTGAGGTCCTTCTGCCGCCACCTGATCGGTTCCTGCGCGGTCATCTTGACCTTCAGCACCCGGTGATGATCGGCTTCCCACATCTTGACTTCGCCCGCCCAACCGGCGGACGGGTCGGCATAGAACCCAACGACGTTGTACTCGCGGAACGCTTTTCGCACCGCGGCCTCGATCTCCAGCTTCGGCGGCCGCCACCCCTGACCCTTCGGCCCGTCCGGCTGCTCCCAGATACCGATCGTGAAGAAGTGCCGCTGCGTGACTGAGTACCCGATGAGCACGGTCGAGTCCGCGATCCGCGAGTCATTCCGCCCTTCGGAGCCGTCGAACCCAAGCGTCACCGGTTCCGACCTGGTGATCGTCTTGTCCCTGCCGGCATTCACGCACGCGCGAATTTCCGGCTCGGTCACATACGCATCCCGCGCGGAGTCGATCTGGTTCAGGAAGTCAGCCCGCATCACCGCCGGGTCATTCGACGTGTCGAAGAAGTCCATCGCAGTACGATGCACGTCCGACCATCCGGGCGGGCACGGCGGCTCATGCAACAAGCACCCGTCAGGGTGATTCGCTGAGTCCCCGTAGGCCACTCGGAGGCCGTGGACTAGCGAGTCCATGTCGTCGGTCTTGGTCTCTGGCGGCGCGGGACGGTGGTCGAAGTAGATCGACCGGATCTCTTCAAGGTTCTTGTGCTTCCCTGACCGAATCTGGTCCCAGAACTCGTGCGACGCCTCCGCGACTGACCGCTCCCCGAGTGTGTACGCGTTCGGGGTCTCGATCGTGATGCCGCCGATCTTCGTCGCATTGTTCCGCAACGTCTGCGCCAGCTTCACTCCGTGGTTGCCGCGCAACCACGTCTCCGTCTGGTCCAGGGACGCGGCGACCGCTTTGAAGCCCTTGATCGAGTTCGGTGACGCGGTGATCGGCTGGATCCGTCCACGCTCAAGCGCCACGAACGAATCCATCGGATCGAGATTGAACTCATCCGGCGCTGAACCGTTCCGCAGCATTTCAAGCAGCGGCTCCCACGTGTTCCGGGTCTGTTCTTCGGTGACGGCAGCGATCGCGACGTACGGCGTACGCACCTTCGACCACGGCTTTCCGACTGGCTGGCCGTCCGCGTCCCAACCGTCTGGAACGACATCGAAGATCGCCTCGGAGATCATGATTCCGCCGACAAACGGCGACTTGCCCCAACCTCGCGGGCGGATCAACGACGACCGATGAATCAGCCGCTTCCCCGTGAACGGATCGATGCGATAAATCTCGTTCAGGAACTCTTGCTGTTCAATCGTCGGCACGAACGGGTCGAAGATCTCATCGTCGCCCGCATCAGGTCGCCCAAGGTATGCGGACATCTGATCCGCAACCTGCCAGCCCAAGGTCGGAAAGTCGTGCTCATGCAGCGGTCGCCACGGCATCACGAATCCGCCTTTCGGACCCCTCGCAGGCGTTCACGAGCAGACACCGCCTTCGCGACCTTCTCCGCGGTCTCCGCCTCAGCTCCGGTGGCCTGCGCGAACTGAATTCGCAATCGCGCCCGATCCTCCGGCGTGAACCCGTACTTCGCCTCACGCAACCGCAACTCGCTCGCCACATCGGTTCGCCCCATCCAGAACGACGCATGAATCCGCGCCGTGTCCATCAAGTACGACCAGTCCAGCTCCGTGAACTCGCCCTTGAGGGGATGCATTTCCAGCATCGCCCACCAATCTCGCGTCGCCGCCGGCCACACGAACGGCACCATCACCGGCTCACCGTCGCGCTTCACCTCAACATCGAACTCGGGAAGATCCGGCTTCCGAGCCGTCTCAATCTCCACGACCCGAAGCTGCAAAGCATCCTTATTTCGTCGAGCACGCTTCGACGGGTCCTTCGGCGCGGGACCAACACCAGCCATGAGTGGACTCCCGTTCCAAGGGCCGAATCAGCCGCCTTCCGGGCCGCCAGGCGCATTTTCCCCAGACCCGTACACGGGGCGACGCACAGCACGCTCCTGCGCGGCTGGGGGCGGGGGTAGGGGGTGGTGGCCCCCTGGCGTTCGGTCGGCGGTCAACGGAGGCCTGGGTGTTGTTCTCTTGGGTGTAGGTGTGTGCCGCGTCTGGTGTTGCTGTTCTTGCGTGCTTGTGCTGCTTGTTGTTGTGTCTCACGGTTGTGGTGCCATTGGCAGAGCGTGGTCACCATGTCCACGGTGGTTCGTTCGCCTGGTCGCCACTGGGTGAGATGTGCTGCTTCGAGCTTTGTGGTTTCGGGGCAGCGTGTGCCGTTACGGAGTGTGGCTGTGCACCGGTGACCGTCCCGTTGGAGGCACGCTGCCCGGACGGTGGTGGGTACGTGGGTGGGGCGGTTGCTCTCCCAAGTCATGACGCCTCCCCCGCTGACTTCTGATCTCGGCCGCGTAGGCCGGTTCCATGCCGTCGCCTTCGCGCAGGAGAATTAATAGCGGTCGATTGGTTTTGTATCAAGTCGGCTCATTAGCCGACTGGTGGGCGGCAGTCATCGCCGCGACTCTCGGTATGCGCGGCGAACACTTCGTGCGCGACTGCAGAGAGACGGAGAAACTCCTATGGCTAAGTTCGAAATCTTCCGGGACACCAGTGACAAGTACCGGTTTCACCTGACGGCAGCTAATGGCGAGATCGTTGCAGCTTCTGAGGCGTATGCCTCGAAGGCGGGCGCACAGAGCGGCATTGACTTTCTGAAGCGAGAGAGCGGCAGCGCGGACACGATCGACCTGACGTAGCGCGCGCGAACGTGCGCCCGCTCGGGCGGGCGCACGTTCGACGTCGCTATCCAATGAGGAGCTCGCCTGCGTGCAGGACTGGGATCTCGGGGTTGTCGTCTATCCGGACCCACACCTTGTACACAGTTGGGGTTGAGTGTGGTCCGGTAAGGAACCCGACCTGCCCGTCGAGGGAAATGACGGGTGACCAGGTGGTGGGGCGATCGCGGCCGGTGGTGAGGGCGTACTGGATCGTGTCGGTCGCGATGGTGTCAGGGCTGACCACGTGGATCGGGATGAATTCGACTGATTCGCGTTGCACGCTAACCAAGGCTTGCCTCCCATCTCGTTCCCGGTAACCCCACAGTTAGTTGCAGTGCCCGATAGACGGTCTTCACCGGGTATGCCCGCCCTGCACCCGCCGCGGCCGGGGCGACGATCAGCGCGGAGATACCCAGCGTTGGGGTGCGTGCCAGGAGGTTCCCGGTTGCGCGCACCGCGCTGATGGTCGCGGCAGCAGCCCCGACGACGACGGGTATGCGGGCGGTACTGGTGACCGTGTTGGCGGGTACGGTCACGCGTGCCGCGGCAGCAACGCCCGGGACACGGGCGAGCCCGGATACTGCACCCGTGGGCGCGACCAGGCTGGCCGCGGCTTACACCGTGGGTGCCGACGCGATGGTGGTGGTCGTGGCTGGTGGCGGGTTGACCGTCGCCGGTGCCGGGGTTCCGGCGAGGATGATGCCGGCACCGGCGCGTTGCACGCTCGTCCCGATGCTGACCGTGGTGCCGGTGCTGTCGCCCGGGTCCACGTTACGGGTGAACACGACAAGCACGGTCCGGCCGCCACCGTCGAGACTGGTCGACTCGACATGGGCGGTGGAGGTGTACCCGTTGGTTGCGGACTGGGTGATGGTCGGGAACGACGGTGCCGTGTACTGGGCGTTCAGGGCGACGAGCGAGAGTGACTCGACCCCCGGCGGGGTCATCGTGGGGATGACGACGGTGGACGGCGGCCCAGCCGCGTCCGTCCCGTACCCCGTCAGTGAGGCAGGGACGGTGGCGGTGTCGGCTCCGGTGATTCGGTGCAACGTCCCGGCCAGGCGGCCAGTCCCTGCCGTGGTGAACGTCAACCCGTACGAGGAAGGGCTGGTCGAGGTGACCACATGGACGTAGAACCCGAGGACACGGTGCGCGCTGGTTGACGGGTTCTCAAACGGTGGCGCGACGCGGGACCAACCGGTCCCGGCGAAGTCGACCGTGACACCAGCGCCGGAGTGCGTGAGGACCGCGACCAGGAGGTCCCCGACCTGCACCCCGGCCGGGTCAGGGAGGGTGATCTGGGTGCCGGACTGGACGGTCGCGGTGGTGGTGTCGGCGATGACCGGACGGCCCATCCCGAACCACCTCCTACGCGACGGTCAGGGTGAAGATCCCCGCGGCATCCCACGAAATCGTGAACGCGGCCGACGTGGACGACACGTCAGCACCGAAGTCCACGAACCCGATCAGCGGGCGGGTCGCGTCCGTGCCCGGGGTCGCGTCGTAGATGATCGCGTACCGGGCGGTGATCGTCGCGTTCGACCACACCGTGTCGGCCGCATCGAACTTCAACGTGTTCGTCGCACCGTCGTACATGAGCGTCACACTTGTCAGCACGGCACCGCCCGCGGTGTAGCCAGTCCCGGTGACCTCGTTCGTGACGTCGTTCTTGAAATCGTGCGCGTCCTGATCGGGCGTGTACGCGGACGTGCACAGCATGACCCGGAACGTGTCCGCGGACAGGTCAATCTTCTTCGTCGCCAGCGCGTTCAGGAACGCGCCATACAGCTTCGCGGAAACAGCCAAGAGGTCACCCTTTCACATGTTCGGGATGCGGCGAAGAGGCCGATATATACCGGCTAGTCGGTTTTGTTGCCAGTCGTCTCTTTGACTGACTACCGGGCCCGCCGTGTCCGTTGGCAGGATCAAGCGGGAACAGTCCGCAGCATCACGACAGGATGGAAACAAAATGGCGAAGTTCGAGATATATCAGGACAACCCCGGTGAGTACCGATTTCGACTCAAAGGGGCCAACGATGAAATCATCGTCGCTTCTGAGGGGTTTACCACTCGGACTAACGCCGAGCGCGGTGTTGAAGCGGTGAAACGTGTGGCGCCACTGGCTCAGGTGGTGCACCTCGCGCAACGGCTCTAGCCGTCACCGATAGGTTCGAAGCGTGCACAAGATGGCCTTCGGTGACGAGTTCGTGGCCGAGGTCAACATCAGTCACGAGGGTCATAGGTCCTCCCCGACTTCTGAGCAGTCCGAGGGCGGGAGTTGGAGTTCCTGGTCGTCTACGAGGTCGAGGGCCGGGTCGAACCGGCGTTCCAACCGTTCATCTGGTCCATACATCACCGACTCCATCGACGGGTGCGGATGAGGAGCAGCGTCAAGACGCTGCGGCACACGCCCGCGGACGTGGGCGTGCGGAGGCGGGAAAGGCCTCGACGGTCACCAGTCAGGGCGAGGTTGAGGTGTGAGTGCCAGCCGCGGCATCACCCGGCTCTGGCGTATTGAGTTGTAAGTGATCACGCGAAGCGGGATGGCTGTAGGCCTGAGGCCAGGGCCATCCCGCTCCGCGGCGGGCGGCGGCTTTGATTCGGAACTTCACCTGGCGGGCCGCCGACGCCGCTCAGCCGGTCTACTTCGTCCGCGTCCAGGACCGGCAAATGGGTTCGCGGATATACGCGGGCATCGTCCCCGCTGGTCATCGACCACACCCCTCGTGAGGGCCACGCCGAGAGAAGTTTCCAGGTCACGAATCCGCTGAGGATGAAGGCTCAGCCGGAGGCTGGCTCACGCGTGACTGATCGGAAGTGCCTGGAAAGCACGAACCCCCACCGCCCGGCGTGGGTGATGGGGGAACAAGGAACTCCGGGAAGTAGAGACACTTCACCGGAGCGAGATGAGCATACCACAGAAGTTACGTCAGTGTCATTTCACCCGATAACGTGAGTTCCTGGGTATTCGACGAGCGCACCCTCCGCATCGCGCCAGCGCGCTCGGAACAGGTTGTGCTCTCGCGAGAGCCCGACGGACGCGATCTCCGACGCGTCGAGTTCGGAGGGCCAGGGGTAGCCGCCCTCGTCATCGTCGAAGCCCGCCTTGTGCAGCGCTGACGAGAATGCCATGCACTGGCGGCACGCCTTGAACGTGTACAGGCGGCCGTCGAAGATGTTGCGCTGAGCCGTGTACGTCTCGCCGCGCTCGATCGTTCGCTCGCAGAGCTGGCACTTGTGCTCCTTGCGCGCCCTCGGCTCAGTGTCGGCCAGCACGACTACGCCGTACGTCATCGCGCGGCCCCCGAATCATGCGGTTCCGGGTCGAGCAGCTCGATGATCTCGTCGGCGAGGGCGAGTGACCGGCGCTGCGCATCCGACTTCCAGGACGACCGGTGATCACCGAAGGCTGCGGGCATGATCTTGCGCGCGATGCGCTCCCGCAACGGAAGGTCCATATCGAACAACTCAGACACGATCGGCCCTCGAATCATCGGTTCCTGGGATGCGCAGCTCGTCGAGGATGCGCAGCGTGCGCTCCGAGAACTGATCGCGGCGCACGAGTTCGTCTTGTGCCTTGTCGATCGCCTCGTTCCAGCCCTCGCGGTACTCCGCCCGGAGCGTCTGTGTGGCCTCGGCGTCAGTGATCTGGATCATTGGGTCTCCTCTGACACATGCGGTTCCGGGTCGAGCGCCGATTGAAGGTCAGCCTCGATCCCGTCCGCGATTGCGTCGTATTCGGCCGCCCATACGAGGTACATGTCCGCGATGCGTGCTGCGAAATGCACCGGAACCCCGCGGGTCCCGTAGTGGATTCCCGCGTACTGCATCGTCAGTCCGCACGTCGCTATCTTGTGCAACTCTCGGAGTTCGTGAGCCTGACGCCGAGCCTCCCGCGCGCGCGTCTGGTTGTACTCGAATGTTGCGAGCTTGCTCATCGTGTCTCCGTCCCTGAATCTGCCGTTCTAGTGCCTGCTGAAATCGCGAGCGTGAACCACATGAACTGGTCCGGCGTCCAGGACTCATCGCACGCGATACAGCGAGCCTCGAACGTCTCCCCCGTCATCCGGTCACGCACGAACCGCAACGCCTTCACTGACACGGTCTCTCCGTCGCGCTCTTGCGGGATCTCCTTCACCCCGCACGACACGCACGGCGCGTCGATCTCCGCAAACCGGGGCGGCACAAGCAGGTCCGTGATTCGACGTTCCCAACGACGCAACAGAGTGTCCGCGTCGTCACCAACAGCAGCAGCCCACAGCGCGACGATCGTCTCAACAGCATCAGGGTTGTTAGCGCGACCACCTGAGACTTCCTCCCACGCATCATTCGCTTCACGTTTGATCAGCTCGATGAGGTCGAGCGCCGTCGCGTCCAACGGCAAACGCGCCTTGTTGCCACTCGCGCCCGACTTCGAGTTGCCCGAAACGATCGCGTCACGCAACTGTTGAATCAGCCCGTCCTCGATCGCTTCGAGCTTCGAACCGTCGTCGCGGAGCACCACGACCCGGTGTGCGCTCGTGAGGCGCTGAAGAACCTCGTGGTACGTCATGCTTGGTCTCCGATCGTGAGCGTGTCGGGGTTGGTCGTGGGCTCGGGTATCTCGATCAGGTGCGCCCCGGAGTGCCTCGGTTCACGGATGCACCGAAGGTCGCCGACGTTCGGGAGGGGTAGCAGAGCGCCGAGCTCGAATGGGCACCGGCCGGTAATCGGCGGGACCATGCACGGGTCCGAAGCGGCCGGGTCCCGGTCGCTGGTCAGGCATCGGGAGCAAACAAAACCCGCCGAGATGTCCTCGGCGGGTGTCGGATCCCAATCATGTGACGGGTGCACTCAAAGCCCCCTCGGGTTGTTGTGGGTTTGGTAGAGGTTGATGACCCAGGCGGTCTTACACGGCCACGGGTCGCCGTCCTCCACACAGTCGCCGTACTCTTCCGGCTGGTGCACCATCAGCAGCGACCGGATGAGCCACCGCTCGGTGAGCCGCTCTGCCTCCAACTTCTCTTCCTCAGTCCCGGTCATGACCGCACCTCCCGAGCAGCAGCCAGTACCTCGAACTCCACAATCTCGGCGTCCTCGAACACCGGCTGCCCCTCCACGGACTGGTAGCGCCCCCCGATGCGGATTAGCGGACCCCACCACCCAGGAAAGCGCGCCGCCACGTGCGCGCGGATCACTGTGTACTCCGCTGTGGGCAGAATCTCGGCTTCGGTCACCTCACGGGACGCCTGGTGCTCGGCGTGGGCGTCCCACCCACGGAGGAATTCTGAGCGGGGATCTCTACTCAAGTTCCGCTCGAACTCCTCGAACGCCTCGCGGCGTGCGGTCGATGCTCGTGCTTCCTCAGCGCTCATCGGTCGGCTCCAGCGCCTTTGCGATCTTCCGAGCCACCTCGTCTGAGATGTCGTCGCCGTTCTCGTTCACAGCGTGGACGACACGCACAAGCACGTCCGGCTCGCCCTGGTCGGCGTACTCACCGAGGGCGACGATGGTGTGCGGGGGAAGGGAAACGAGCGCATCGCCCGCTTCGATCTCGCGGCCCGGCTCATTGTGGATCACGGTCGACATTGGTCATGCTTCCTCTCGGTCGGTGACGCTGACGAGCAGCTTCGGGTTGTGCTTCTCGTGCATGGGTGAGGAACCTTGCCTCGGTCTGGTCACGGTCCGCTCCGGTGAACACCTCGCGGCATGCTGAGCAGGTCCAGCTCCACATCAGCGGCTTCTGCTCTCAGCGCTCATCGGTCGGCCTCCCCGTCTTGCTCATGTCGCATTCTCGTTGCCGAGCCCGTCGTGCGACGGGCTGCCGCCCGCTTCCATGCACATCTGGTAGCGCTCGACCCACGGCTCCGGCGGACGCTCGCCGCACCCGGTGACGCTCAGAGCGATGGCACACGCAGCGACCAGCATCCCGATCTTGTTGCGCCTCATCGGTCGCCCTCCAGTCCGTCGAGCGTGAGCTCGCCCTCCGGCGGTCGGAGACGCTCAACCTCCGCGATCAACGCCCGGATCACGTCGCGTTCGGAATAGATCGGGGTCGCCACTTCATAGATCGGAATGTCCGTGTACCCCAGCAAGCCGGGAACTTCGCCGTATCCAACGAACTTGTCGGTTTCGGGGCTGTGCTCCGAGACGAAGTCCAGCAGTCTCGGCATGCTGAACTTGCCCTCCGGTACGACGGGGTTGTGTTCAAAATCCCGGTCGTACGCCGTGTCAAGAGCCTCTTTCAGGAGCGACAGGGTCGCGTCGTCCACGGGGAACGGCGGGAGTGTCTGCTCATTCATCGGTCGGCCTCCTTTCGGTACGGGTTCGTGGTAACGGGATACATCGATGGCATCCGGCCGTGAGTCTCTCCGGCGTCGTACCCCTCATCCCATGCCTTCGCGGCTGTCTCGCGGTCGTGTTCCGTCAGCCACCGGTCGAACTCGGCGCGGGCGAGCTTGGTTCGCCCCTTGTCGAGATACACGTATGCGTCGCGTATCTCGCCGGTAGCTGGCGTGTAGTGCTGGGAAGCACGGGCAAGTGCGCGCGACTGCACGTACTCGTATCGGGCGTCCTTCTCTGCCTGGCTCAACGTCTTGTTGCCGATGCCGCTGTTGTAAGAGTCAGCGAGTTCGGCGCGCTGGGCGCTAGTCATACCGTCGTTGCCAACCTCGGCCTGCGCTTCCTCTGCGAACGATCTCAAGCCTCGTTGAACGACCTCATACAGGCACCGCAGGTAATCGAAGCTCGCGACGTTCACCAGAATCCAGTTGGCGGCGCGGCGGGCGATTCGGTCTCGCAATAATTCAGGTTTGAGTGTCATCGGTCGGTCTCCTCTGTTGGCCGGTTCTGGTATATGAGCATTCTAATGTCCTGTCCTTTCAGGGCAACAAGAAACGGCACCCCGAGCCGGGATGCCGTGATGATGTGAAGTGGGTCAGCTTGCGGCTGGCAGCGCTCCGATGTGTGCCGCGCTGTACCGGTGGAACCCGCTGTCCCGGCCGGGAACGTCCAGCCAGGGTTTGCCGAGCGCGTCGGATACGCCCTGTTCCCACGCTTTCGTGAGCTGCTCCGTGAGCCAGGCTTTGAACTCCGCCTCGTGCTCTCCCGCTGACGCGATGAACGCGTTCCGCAATGCGCGCACGTACGCGTCGCGGACTTGCTCCGTCGTTGGAGTGAACGTCATGATCGTGACCTTTCCATCACGCACAGCGAAACGGACCACTTCATGCGGGAACCCACGGGAATTCCGCCAGCTTCCAGTTGCCGCGGCGCAGGGTTTCGGGCCAGTCGCGTTGCTCGCGTTGACCACGCCATGCCACGAACTCGTACTCGTCGTCCGTCATGGACGGCCGAATCCCGAATCCGAACTCGGGCCAGCCCATGAGGGCGCTGGACCCGCGCGGACGGACGCCCCGGTCACCGGTCGAGTCCGTTGCGTGCCCGGCGTGGGCTTCCATCACGAGCGCGACGTTCCGGTCTCGAATCGCGTCCAACGCCGCGATCACGGGGGCTACTTCGTCGTCGGAGTTGAGTTTCATCGCGATCCGGTACAGCGGGCCGATGAACACGATCTGCGGGTCGTGCCGGTCGATGAGCCGGTGGATTTGACCTTGCGTACGGGGATCGAGGATGTCGACCCGGCCGCTGATCGCCATGTACGTCCGCTCCGCCGGGTCATGCCCCCCTTGCAATTGCGCCTGATGGGCGAGATACCCGCTGTTGCGCTTCCACTGCTTCGCGGTGTTTTCAGCGTCGATCACGAGCGCCCGGATCGGTTCGATTCGTTCGAACGTGAACGGGTGCAACCCGGCCGCGGGCAGCAGGATCAGCTGCCTGGCCATCATCGATTTGCCCATGCCCTCGTACCCGGTGAGGATCAACCGGTCCTTCCGCTCCATCAGGTTCGGGATCACCCAGTCGTACGACTCCTCCATCGCGAGAATCTCCCGCAACGACACCGCCTCCAGCCCGGCAGTGTGAGTGTCGCGGGCTTGCACTTTCCGGACCGTCTCCGCGAGGACCTGATCCGGGTCCACGCCCGTGTCACCCAGCTGGATCAACCCGGCAGTGAGCGCTTCACGACCAAACCGGCGGGCGGCAGCTTTCGCGACCTGCTTCGCCAACACTGGCGCCTGGTAGAACGCGAACCCGGCCGCTTCGCCCCACACCCACGGCGCAGCAGCATCAATCCCGCGGACTTCCCAGTCCGGGAAGAACCCAACAACCGAAACCTTGTCGACCGCGCCACCGGACGCGAGGACCCGGCCGATGCCCTGCCACACCGCCCCAAGGCGCCCGTCCTCGAAATCCGACTCCGCAACATGCCGGGACGCATCCCAGTACGTGTTGTTGTCCCCGAGGACGCAGCCGAGGAGCGCCTGCTCGACGTTCATCGCCGCAACGCCCAATCGCGTGAACCCCCGGCACCCTTCGGCCGGGCTTTCTTCAACCACGTCGTGAACGCCGCGTTCCACCGAGCGGCATGCCGGTCATGCGTCTCGGCATGCAACCGGAACGCCTCGACCTCCCGCGCAACATCCAGACCGCGTTCCCGAGCGAGATCGAAATGCGCCTTCGACGGCACCCAGTCCTTCGGCAGGCGATGCTCTTTCAGCTTCGCGTCGCCAGAAGGAAGCGAAGCTTCCGTAGATGTATAAGTAGCTGTAGAAGTAGAGGGACCCATAACCGATGGGTCAGCTTGACCCTCAACCGATGGGTCAACCGATGGGTTGACCGATGGGTCAACCGATGGGTGCTTTACGTTCAAAGTGGGGCTATTCAGTAGGGTCCTCAGCTTGTCCTCGGCCTTCCAAGCGGGCCACTCTGGATGCTCGTCCCGGAGACGCTGTACTTCGAACGCGATCACTGCGCGCAGGCGGCGCGACGCCACGCCCGCCCAGTCATTCGCCATCGTGATTGCGAGATTTGGTTGTTTGAGAACGCCGTCATGCTTCACGTAAGACCGCACGAGGACCTCCTCTGTTTCCTCATCGATCACCGTGAAGAACCGATCAGTGAGCACCGAGGCGGCCGCCCGGACTTCTGCCGCAGTTGTACCCGAGGCCATCTGGGCCAGTCGTCCAGGCCGCCAATCACACACGCCAGCGCGATTGGTCTCAGGGTGCGTGAGCAATAGCTCATAAAGCCACTGCGCGTCGCGAGGCAGGGCGCGCCAGTCAGTATCGCCCCACATGTCGATGCGAAGATTCGCATGCTCACGAGCCATTCATGCCACCGCCTGCCATAGCTGCTCAACCCTTCTTGCTTCGATCCGACACGGCATACAGAACACCGTCTGCTCCCCTGCCCAGCGACCGCAGAGTGGGCAGTCGCCGGAGGTGAGGAAGAACGGCTCAGAACGGCACCGATTGTTCATCGACTCGTCTCCCGTCTGTTGTGAGGAACCACACGGCCCCGTCGGGATACTCGACCGGGGTGTATTGGCAGAGGACGAGGGTCTGAGCGTTCGTCGCGGCCTTCTGCACTTTCACACCCCGCCGGATGAGTTCCTCGCGCTCCTGGCCGGAGCTGTCCTCTTTCAGCCCGTTACAGATCCCACACGCCGCAATCAGTGCTCGCGGGTCGTTGAGGACCTTGGAGCCGCCATTGCCCCGGTTCGCCCGGTGGTCCGCCGTGGACGCTTCACCAAGGCACTGGTCGCCGGCGATGACGCACTGGTAGCCGTCCCGCTTCAACACGACGCGGACGACCGCCATGGGAATCACCCGGCTTCCTTGATGACGGCCACGCCATGCGCGCGCAGCTGCAGATACTCTCGGTCGCGCTCCACGGTCTTGGCTGCGCAGTGCAGACGGTCCGCGATTTGCCGGTCAAACAGTCCTTGAGCGTGCAGGCGGCGAACCGCTTCGTGACGTTCCACGGTCGTCAGCAGAGCCGGCTCGCCACCCATCGCGATGAGAATCGCGGTCTCGTCCAGCTCCTCAGACTCGCTGTCCTCGGAGAGGTCGGTGACGGCTCCGACGTGAAGGGTCCGAGTGCCCCCGGCCCAGATCCCGTGCTTCACACCCAAACGGTCGGCGAACATGGCGCACGTCGACACGACAGGGCATCCAGTGCAGACATCCTTCGCCCACTGCTTCTCTTCCGGGTCGTCGGAAAAGAAAAGCTCCGGGTCTACACCCGGAGCTACACAGTTCGCTTTCGACATCCATGGCTCAAACATCGAACACCAGCCTCGACATCTGCGCCCCGACCTCATCGACCGCTGGGGCGCACGTGAAGTAGCCAGGCACCAGGTCCCCGTGCACGTTGAGACGGTCAGCAACCCAGTGCGGACCAACCCCGCCGCACTCCAAGCAACGCCTGGACGGCAGCCCTGCTGCGACGCGCTTCGCGTCCGCGATCTCACGCTTGGTTGGCTTCCTCATCAGTACTCACCTCCGAGTCATCTGGTTCTCTACTCAGGACCTCCTCATGTGAGGCGATTCCCCTGTTCGTATCCGCCGCCAGAGCTGCGACGATCGCGCGCCCCCACGCCGCGGTCTCCGCGTTCTGCACCTCGGAATCACGCGTGTACTGCGTCTTGCCCGGAATGGGCTCCCACGCCGTACCAATCCCCGGCCGCGCATCATCCGGGGTGCGGTACGCCGCGGCCGTGTAGACGACGAAATCGCGGCCGCCCACGCTCACGAACTCCAAATGCACCTGTTGCAGCGATCCTTCGGGGTGCTTCTCGCGAAACTCAGCGATGCGCTGCGGGACGGTGACATAGTTCTCATCCAGCGGTGTGGGCTTCCGACGTCGACGCTGCTGGCGCGGCTTCGGAAGCTCAATGTCGCCGCTCATGCCGTCGCCTCCAGTGAGTCGTCGATCAGGTAGTAGTACGGGACATCGGCGGTCTCGACCTTCGGCGAATAGCCGGGCCAATCGCCGGTCGCCAGACACTCGGCGTAGATGTTGCGCGCGTCGCGTGCCCGTTTCCGCCCGTCGTCGGCGGCTTGCTCAGGTAGCGTGTAGACGCCGACGAGGTATGGCGGCTCTTTCTCCACGACGACGAAGAGGAACTCCGCGAGGTCGTGCCCGCCTATGAACTTGTTGACGTCGAGATACCAGCCTCGCTGGACGTGATACTTGTGCTTGCCGACCGCGGTGCCGAATCCGCGAGGTGAGGCGTCGATGGCGGATTTCAGGTCGAGCGCGAGCGGCCGTGGGCCGTCGTCGGGGTAGAAGTCGAATCGTGCTCTCACTTGGATACCCGTGGCTGGGTCGGTACCGAAGAGTGACGCTTCCCGGTGTCCGGACTGCTCAAGCAAGACCCGTGCGGAGGGGTGGGCCAGCACCGACTCGGCCATTTCGTCGAGCGACTTCATGGTTTCCGGCGTGACGGGGGTGAGGCCCTGCGCACGCTGCTGAGCCGCCCACTCCACGGTCGCCGCCTTCGTCGACACGTATCCCGACGGTGTGAGGTGCTCGGGCGGGTACGCGACCGCTTTCGCGCCAGTGCCGAGGATCTTGGTGTGCACCGCAGTACCGACATCGAGGGTGGTCTTTGCTGGCTCAGGCCGGTTCCACTTGTCTCGCGCCTTCCGAGGGGCCAGCGTCAGCAGGTCCCGAGCTTTCGAAGACGACAACGCCGAATGGGCGTGGTAGAGCCGCTCATCGAGGTCGAGAACGATTCCGTTGAACTCCTCAGTCACGGTTCACCACCCAGCAGGTAAACGAAACGGCCCCGCCGATGACGACGAGGCCGATAAGAACGCCGGGCCACCAGAGATGCCCAGCCGAGAGGAGGGTTATGAGCAACCCGAGGACCGCTATACCGCAGACGAACAGGTCGGCGCGGGTAACGTGATCGGTCACGACGGTTCACCGCCCGCAGCAACGAGCTCCCGTTCGATGGTGTCAATTTCAGCCCACACTTGGATGAGTGCTACGGTGTCACGTCCCCAAGCATCCAGGTGGTAGTCGCGGGATTCGACCAGGTTGGTCTCGGATTGCTTGAAGTAGGCGAGGTCTTCCCGCAGCTCTTCAATCGTCTTGGTCACTAGGTACCTCCAAGTGCTCTGCCCCGCAGGCGGGGCACGTCCAAATAGATGTCATGTCGCTGTAGTCGTCACAGCTTTGGGTTGCGCCGGCCCACCCACACGGACACTCAGCGTCGTAGTCGCTCCACGCCCGGCGCTCACCGGATGTCGCCGCCATCAGAACCTCAACCGCGCACGTTCACCGAGCCACACGCGTCGAGTTCGTTCTGGTTTCCACGGTCACGCTCATTTGCGGTCCGCTCCTTTACATATCGAAAGTGATGAGGAAGGCCCCCGACTCGATGAGTCGGGGGCCTTTGATGAATGAGATGCCTAGATTTCCTAGAGGTTGTTCGGTTTAATCGCCGTGGGTTGGTGGGCCTACTGAGAGGAACCACCTTGGCGCTTACGCAGAAGCTCATCTACGGCGGTCACGAGATCCGGCTCCGAAATGATGCGGACATCCCGGCCATCCGCGAACGCATCGAGGACGCACTGAATGGCGATCAGCCGCGATGGATCGAGATCCAAACTGATCGTGGCTCGGAATGGCTCCTGGCCACCGAGTCCATACCAATCCGCTTTGACATCGGTGACCACCGTCCCCCGGTGCGCATCCGCTGAGGGGAACACGGTCACATCACCGGACCCGACCTGCGAGCCTGGGGTCTCCTGTGCAGTACTCATCATGTTCATTCCTTTCATTTCGGCTGATCAGGTTGGGATCGGAGCGCGCCATATGGAGACACAACTACTGAGTGAGTGGACCGGGATCTCCGTCGCGGGCATCATCGGCCTCGTCGGATTGGTGGTCGCGTGCATCGCGAATAGCCGTGCGAAGAAGGCCAACCAACTCGCTGAGCACGCGAACCGCATTGCTTTGGATGCTGTCGGGCAAGCGCGCGAAGCAAGCCACATTGCCGAACACTCGAACAGCCTCGGTGAGGAGGCGAACGCCATCCTGAAGAGACAGGCACGGCAGCAAACCGAACCATCCCATGTCGATTGGGATGCCCAGTTCGATGATCGAACCAGGGCCATCCGGCTCACCAATACGGGCCCCGACGCCGCTTTCGATGCCGAGGTCGGTGTCTGTGTCCGCGACAACGGAAAGGTAGTCAACGATCTGATACGCGGGGATCACCGACTCCTCCGTCTCGGCGAAATCCTTATCCCGCTGCCGGAGGTGACGGATGACGGGCGGGACAAGAAACTGAAGATCGCTAACAGCAAGCGGCACGACCGATCCCAGCGCGGCCGAACCCTGTTCGGCTCGTCCATCGTCCTCGAAATCCGGTGGGTCAGCGAGGCCGGGAATCCAGGCCAGCAAACGATCGAGCGTCTCCTCAGCTAACTGGATGTCAAACAGCTTGCTTGACATGACATCAACCTCCTGGTTGTGAAAAGGCGCACCCCAGCGCTTGGGGATGCGCCGCGAGAAACGTGCTGAATCGGGCAAGGGTGTGGACTCCCATCCCAGGGATACTCATTGAGCGAATACGCTTACGACGCCGCCGTCCTTCCACCAGGACCCGAGCGATGCGGTGCCGCGGAGGCCGGCGTTGTAGACATCGGTGCTCGCTGCCGCGTGCGCGACGGTCATCGTGGAGCCGTACGAGTCTTTGATCGCGAACGCCCGCTGGCGTAGTCCGCGCGCGCCGTTCGTGAGCGAGCTCAGCTTCTTGACCAGCCGTGCGCTGTCGTAGCGGCCCTCATACCGGTTGATGAAGATCGCGACGCCCTGCAGCGGTTCTGAATCGAACCCCGTTCCAGACCACGCGTCTCTGACAGTCGCGAGCGTCTGTTGGAGCAGGCTCGCGTCGCCCATGCGGTAGATCCTTTCGAGGGCACCCACTGCGGATACCGAGCCAGGCTTGCGACCCTTCTCGACTCGGAGGCCCTGGGCGAGCACGATCCGGTTGATGTCTGACGGGATCGGTAGGTTCGCGGTCACACCGACCTTGAAGCTATCGAAGTTGCTGACCGTCCGGCGCTTGTTGAGCGCGAGGAACAGGGCCGCTTTCGTCTTGTTCGGTGAGGCCGGGGTGCGCGTTGACATGAACAGTCCAGTCCGCCCAGTCGTCACCGAATTCCCGTTTCGCCCAGCTGATGAGTCCGTGTGTGCGGTGCTGCCCGTCGATGACCCAGTAGAACCCGTCGCGGTGCGAGACCGTCAGGAGCCCAACGAGGTCGATGTCGAAGTTCTTTTCGACGTAGTCACCCCACGTCTCGTTGAACTCGCGCTGCGCACCGGTTGATACGCGAAGTAGCCCGAGCGGGACGGTGCTGATGTGCGCGTTACCTTCGATGGTCTTAGACATTGCCTATCTCCTTCAGTTTCCGGATGTACTGGTTGAGGCGGTTGCGGTCGATCCGCTGCAACGCCTCCTGGGCTTGTTCAGTTGTGATGGTTGAAAAGTCCACGACCTCCAACGCGGAGACCGCGGCCTCGATCGACAGCGAGGCGCGGTCCAGGCGCTCCTGCGATTTCGCGGTGCGGGCGATCCACTGCTTCTCGTTGAACTGCCACTTGACGCCCGCGTTGCGTGCCGCCTGCTCAAGGCTCTGAGGCGAGGCGTAACGCTCGTACCCCTCGGACTCGTGCGCGATCCGGAACGTCGGGTACTTCCTCGCAAGACGCGCGAGGTAATCGGTCGGATCATTCGCCCGCACCTTCGGCTGCGCGACCGCCGGCGTCTCGCGGGCCTCCTTGATCCGCTCAACCTGCGCCCGGATTGGCTCCCCCGCATCAATCCGCCGGATCACATCCCGCGCAACCTGACGCACCTCAGCCGGCTGGGACTCGTCATCAGCTGTGAGGATCGCCGTCTTCACACGGGTGAACGTCGCCTCCGACATACCGACTGCCTCAGCAGCCACCGTCCGAGCGCGAACCTCCTTGTATGCGTCCGGTTCCCGGGAACCGGACGCATTGCCCCAACGGACGTCCGCAGCGTGCTTCACGCTTGCCTGCTGTCGGGCGAGCGCGGCCGGCCGCTCCATCTCTTCAATTGCCATGCCGAGTGCGGCGGCTTCGGAGGGGAGCATCTCTTTGCGTTGCGTGTTTTCGTCACGCTCCGCGACGAGCAGGTCGCGGGCTTCGATGATGTTCCGTGCGATCCGCGCCGGGATCTCGGTGAGGTTCAACGCTTGGAACGCGGTGAGCCGCCGCTCCCCCGCAACTAACCGATACCCGCCGTGATACTCCGTGACCGTGATCGGGTTCAACAACCCGATCTCAACTATTGATGCGGCAAGCTCCGACACGTCGCCGAGGTCCTTCCTGTACCGGTCGGCGACCAGAATCTTGCTAAGCGGAATGACACGTGCCGCGTCGTCCGTGTCGGTCATACGACACCCCCTTTCAAATCGAAAGCGCACCCCAGACGGGATGCGCCGAAGAGTGCGTGCTCGGGGACTTTGCACCCCGATGCAGGCTCGTTCCTGACACGCGATTTGCGCCGCGGAAGCCGAGCTGTCGCTTGCGACTACCGTGAGGGCCTTCAGAACCGTGACGGGATCGCAGAGAGTGCGCGTTACGTGGGATCACCCGCGGTTCCGGTGGCGGCAGAGGCGTCGCCAGTGGCGGGTCGCTCACGTCGAAGTCGGTTGATCGCGCCGGTGAGTTCTCGCATACGCTTGATCTGTGCCGCCTGCGTGGTGATCAACGCGCCGTAGCCAATGGTTTGCAGCGCGAGGCAGACGGCCAACGCGCCGACGAGGATGTCACTCATCTGGTTCCTCTCTGGGTTGATTTCAATGACAAAGGGCGGCCCGCACAATCTGCGGTCATCGCACAGTCGGGGCGGTCAGCACCCCACCGCCGGTGCAGAGCTGCTGCCGGAGCCGTTCCAGCCCTTTCACCGTGACTCGCAGCTGAGACGGGTCGATGACACGTTCGCCTGAGGCTGGGTGGTAGTGGAACTGTGGCCGTTCCGAGAGGTAGCCCTTTTCGACGCGTTCCGCGTACGCCCGCCACGCACCATCCCCGGCGCGGAACGTCCACCCGATGACCTGGAGCTGGTTGAACAGCCGTTGCGGCCCGGTAGGTATGCCCGCACGGGCCAGGATCTTCGCCGCGTCACCGACCGAGTAGTCGCCCGCCGCGGACACGATCGCGTTCCACGCGTCCGCCCTGGGCTCTAGGTGAGCCACGGCCGCTTCCAACGCCGCGACTTTCGCCGTCGTGATCTGCAACGCCTTCGCGACGATCTCTTCATCCGACAACGGCACGCTCGGCGCAAGTTCTTGCTTCCGGGTCTGCACCGCGAAGTACTGCTGCAACGCCGCGACCTCCGGCTTCCGACCGTCCGCGTTCTGAAACAGGATGTAGCACCCATACCGGGTCAGCTCCACATCCTCGACCTGCCGGCGAGCTCCGGAGCCGAGCTGGACCATTTTCCCGGCACCGCGAAAATGGTCCGAAGCGTCGAGACCGGAGGCATTCACTGAGGCAATCGCGCGGTTGATCGCGTCGGAGAACCGCTCCCACTTCTCGTAGCCAGCGAATGGCATCAGGTCCCGTGCGGACCACATCTCACCATCCGTGACGGTGACGATCTTCAGGTCGTCCAGCCTCGCGGATACCAGCTCCGCATCAAGCACTTCGGTACTCATCACATCTCCCCTTCCGAAGAGAGAAAAGGGCGCATCTCAACGAGACGCGCCCTAGATTTCGGCGAGAAGGACTGAGCACGCTTCCGGCGAATCACCTCGACAGTCACCTGTGCGATCTCCGGCCCGTACCTGCTCAGGATTTCGATCGTCGCTTTCGCCAGCTCGGTCTTCTTGAGAGCTTCCGGATCAGTTGCAATTTGGTTCGACATGACGAACTCCTTCCAATCGATTTCGTCGTGCGTTCAGACGGCTCGAACGTCTGTGCCTGCCAGCAACGCCACCGTGTAGACCACCTACACACGCGCTTTCATCAGCGCCTTCGCTCGCGACCAGGGTCGGGACCCTTTCGCGAACGGCAATGTCTTCGATATGGTGCAAGCGTCTAACAACGCACCACACCGAAGGTTCTCCCCTCTGTGGGAGGCCAAGCCCGTACTTCGACCGCATTCCGCGCTTTTCCGGGTATTCCGCCGCGCCCGGTTCTGCCCCCATCGTTCATGGGCAGTGAGGTGGCCGTTTGCGACTTAGCTGCTGTGGAGTTATCCGCACCGCTTTCAAGGCGCGACAAATACCGCCCCAGGAAGACGGTCGTTTTGCAGTGTCCGGCCATAGGGGCGGACGACTCGGGTTGCCAAAACAAGATGCTTGGCTGGTTTATGATTTACCAGACCATTTCGACAATTTCTAGTCAGAAAGGTCCGAATGTCCTGTTTAGCCGATCGGGCCGGCCCCAACTGAGGCGATCGCGCCAGGCACGATCTCAACGCCGGCCTTTGCCAGCACCTTCACCAGCGCCTCAGGCAGGACCCGAGGAGTGCTGGTCGGGTGAGCGACACCATCGAGATCGGTCCACGATGACGTGGTGATCTTGAACCAGTGCGCGTACCGCTGGTACGGAAGCCGCGACGTCGCCTGAATCACCCCCGCCGCGCGAAGCCTGTTGAACAGCGTCGTCCGACCGATGCCACCGAGCTTCGCGACAGCGTCCATCGGGTAGAAGCCCTCGCTGTCCATCAGCTGGTCATACGCGGCGACCTTCGGCGCATTCTCGATCGCCTTGGCTTCGAGCACCTCCCGGCGCTCAACCGATGCGGCGAGCTCGCGCAGCGCGTCAGCATACGACCGCGGTGCCTGGTGTTCGATCGCCGACTGCCGGAACTGGCCCGTTCGACGGATCTGCGGGAGCACCTCGTGCGTCACCCAACGCTTGAACGCCTTCGCCTCAGGCTTATCCGACCGGAGGATGACTGCGTAGAGCCCCGCCTCGTTGATGATCGCACGGTTGGGATTCCCGGAAGTACCATCCGCCAGGCGGATGGAACTCCTCTCGTCTGGGTCGAGACGTGCGACGACGTTTCCGACACTGACGATACCGAGAGCGGCACAAACGTCATTCGCTACGAACCACGGCTCGCCGTCTACCAGCACCGTTCGCACCTGTCGCCCTGCGTAGGCGAAGACTTCAAGTGCACTCATTTCGACACCTCTTCGAACTGGGCCTGGAGCCAGGCCTCATACAGGTCCTCGTTGAACATGCGCCGACCGCCGATGAGCGCCGACGGGGGCATGTTCTCGGGGTGAGCGTGGAGCTGCCAAGCGAGAGCCTTCTCGCTTCGACGCAGCTTCAGCGCCATCTCCTTCATGGTTAGCAACCGGCTCATAGGGAAGGCTCCTTGCGTCCTGCGCTTGATTTTCAAGCGCAGATAGAGAATGACAGACAATAAAGGACGCGTCAAGTGCAAGACGCATGAAAGTCTTGCTTGATGCGCATAGGATGGCTTAGTTTGTAGTCATGGCCAATGACGAATCGATCGACGGTGGTGTGGGCGACTGGGAGAAGGCTCAGGAAGTCCTCTGGGAGAGGATCGGAGACGAGGACGAAAGGGACGCGCCATTTGCGTGGGAGACGAGGGTGGCAAGAACCCTCCAGCTACTCAGGGACGAGCACGGATGGTCCCAAGCGTTCGCGGCCAAGAGGTTGGAGGAAATTTGGGGGATCGAAATGCATCAGACCACCCTCGCCAAGCTGGAGGCAGGGAAACGCCCGGTTCGGCTCGCAGAGCTCTACGCATTCGCGACGATGTACGGAGTAAGCGTTACGACGGTGTTGGCGCTCGCGGAGAACCAGACGGCGATGACCACCGAGCAGCCCTCGGCGGCGCTCGATGCGATGTACTTCGAGCAGCAAAAGCGCCTCGACGCGGCGAAGGCTCACGCCCTGGCGTCCATAAATTCGTCCATCGAACTCCTCGCTACACAACAGACACGACTCCAGCTCAGGCAGCAGCTACTCACGCGAAGAGCACTCGACCGCGCTCGCGCTGAGACCGGCGCGCGCTCGACGGTCGAGCGCAACCGCAGAATCGTTCAGGCATTCGATGAGGTGAATGATGGCGAGCATCAAGAAGCGCCCTGATGGGAAGTGGCGCGCCCGGTACCGCGACGAGGAAGGTCGGGAGCGGGCGCGGCATTTTGATCGCAAGATCGATGCGACGAACTGGCTCGCGCAGAAGCAGACGGAAGTCGCGACTGGCACTCACGTCGATCCTGACGCCGGCAAGGTGACCCTCCGGTCCTTCTACGGGGAATGGGCGCCCAGGCAGGTGTGGGCGACCAACACCGCCACCGCGATGGAGCTCGCCGTTCGCTCGTGCACCTTCGCCGATACGGAGCTGCGCAAAGTCCGCCGCTCTCATGTCGAGTCGTGGGTGAAGCAGATGAGCGTTTCGCTTCAGCCGGGCACGATCCGAACCCGGGTGAATAACGTGCGTTCGGTGCTGCGTGCGGCTGCACGCGATCGAGTCATTGCCCAGGACCCGTCCGCGGGTGTCGTGCTGCCGCGGCTACGTCGGGCCGAACATGCCATGCGGATCCCGAGCCCCGAAGAGGTAGGTCAGGTACTCCGCGCTGCCACCGCAGACTTCGCGCCGTTCGTTGCGCTATGCGCGTTCGCCGGTCTGCGACTCGGTGAGACCGCGGCCGTCCAGGTTAATGACATCGACTTCCTCCGCCGAAAACTGCATGTGCAGAGGCAGGTGCAGCGCGCGAATGGTGGCCTGATCGAGCTGACGCCGCCGAAGCATGGTTCGGAGCGTGCCGTATTCCTGCCCGACGAGTTACTCCAACTCCTGTCGACGCACGTCGCGATCGGCACCTACGGTGACGAAGGCTGGCTGTTCACCGGCGGCGCGGGTCTCCCTCCTCACCAGAACACGGTGGGCCATCGCTGGCGGCGAGCTCTCAAGACGGCGCAGGTGGAACCGTTCCGCCTCCACGACCTCCGCCATTTCTACGCCAGCGGACTCATTGCTCAAGGTTGCGACGTGGTGACCGTGCAACGCGCCCTCGGTCATGCAAAAGCAACCACGACCCTTTCGACGTACAGCCATCTTTGGCCCTCGGCTGAAGACCGGACTCGAACCGCGGCTGGAGCGCTCATGCAGACGGCCCTCCGAAACTCGGGACCCACCGACGTGAGGTCTACCTACTCCGTGACCAGTCCATCCTCGTTATAGGCGGTCACGATAGATTCGTAGTCTTCGACGACCGAATCTCTGTGAATGCCGCGTAGGCCCTCGCCGTACCGCACTTCGACGCTGGCGATGTGAAGTCTCTCGTACTCGGCCGCGATCTGCGGATACAGAATTTTCACTAGGTCGTTCACGCCCAGTTGTCGTGGCGAACCGGACACCACGCGGCCTTTATGCGCAGTCGCGAGGCGGTCGCCTAGCGTCAGATGCGGCGACTTCTGCTGGAGGCGTCCCAGATCGGTGAAGATCGGATCGGCCATGATGGCGGCGCGCACGATGTGATAGGCGGCGTAGAAATAGCAGACGGCGAACCAATCGTCGCCTTGGTTGTGCAAAAGCTTCGCCGTGGTCTTGATCGCCACAGCGCGCTCTAGACAAGCGTCGACGGTTTGGAGCGATCCGCTCGTGCTCATGCGTAGCTGAAGAGCGGAACCATGCCGAGGGTGGCCTCATCGTCTACGAGGTCGTCTGCGAAGTGGTACGAGAGAACAGCGTCGTCAGCGAATACTCGCTCGACCTCAAACAGGCTCCGTAGGACTGACTTCTGCTGCGAATCAGTGTTCTTCTTCAGCACGATCACCATCTCAGCGTTGAGGCTGCGGGGGTCGAGCGTTACCCGGAGACCCCGGAGCTTGCTCTTCCCGATGGTGTCGAGGCTGAACTCCCCGATCGAAGTGGTCAGCGCCTGGATTTCATCCAATCCGCTCATGCCCAAAGACTACATGCCGTGTCAAGTGGTGCCGGCGGCTGGTCATTCTGCGGACTAAATGCGGACTAGACGCCGCAATCGCGACCAACTTCCGCATGATTTCGGGCTAGCCTCCCTTTGCTGACACGTTGAAGCGGAACTCCACGACGTCGCCGTCCTGCATGATGTAGTCCTTGCCCTCCATGCGGGCCTTGCCCTTGGCGCGCGCCTCAGCCACGGACCCCGTCTCGACGAGGTCGGCGAACGAGATGACCTCGGCCTTGATGAAGCCGCGCTCGAAGTCGGTGTGGATGACGCCGGCCGCCTGCGGCGCCTTGGCGCCCTTGGGGATGGTCCAGGCACGCGACTCTTTCGGCCCCGCGGTGAGGTAGGTCTGCAGGCCGAGCGTGTCGAAACCGATGCGGGCCAGCTGGTCGAGACCCGACTCCTCCTGGCCGGTCGACGCGAGTAGCTCGGCGGCGTCGGCAGGATCGAGGTCGATGAGCTCGGATTCGATCTTCGCGTCGAGGAACACCGCTTCGGCGGGGGCGACGAGCGCGGCGAGCTCCGCTTTGCGGGAGGCATCCGTCAACACCGCCTCGTCGACGTTGAAGACGTAGATGAAGGGCTTTGCAGTGAGCAGTCCCAGCTCGGAGATCGGCGACAGGTCCACCTTCGACGCTGAGAGGGGCGTGCCCGCCTGAAGCGTCTCGAGCGCTTCCTTGGCCGCCGCGAGCACTGAAGGATCGAGCTTCTTTCCCTTGACCTCTTTCTCGTACCGCGTGATGGCGCGTTCGAGCGTCTCGAGGTCGGCGAGGATGAGCTCGGTGTTGATCGTCTCCATGTCGGACTTCGGGTCGACTGCGCCCTCGACGTGCACCACGTCGGAGTCTTCGAAGCCGCGCACGACCTGCGCGATGGCGTCGGCCTCGCGGATGTTCGCGAGGAACTTGTTGCCGAGCCCCTCACCCTCGCTCGCGCCACGCACGATGCCCGCGATGTCGACGAACGACACCGCGGCCGGCAGGATTCGCTCGGACTTGAAGATGCCGGCGAGCGTCTCCAGCCGAGGATCAGGCAGGTTCACCACGCCGATGTTCGGCTCGATCGTCGCGAACGGGTAGTTGGCCGCGAGCACCTGGTTCTTGGTGAGCGCGTTGAACAGGGTCGACTTGCCGACGTTCGGGAGACCGACGATTCCGATGGTGAGTGCCACGGGCGTCCATCGTACCGGCCCCGCCCGTGTACGCCCGCGCGCACGGGGCGCAGCGCCGCGGGAGCGCGCCGCGCCCGCGCCCGGCGCGGCCGACGCGCCCGGTGCGGC